GCCTGGTGAGGGGATTTCGTGAATCCCCCCCAATCTTCTCAGCGAGATTGAGTTGTAGTCCCACGTGCTTACGGCCCGGGTTTCCCCTGCACTGGACTTCTCTAGGTTAGTACAATGTTGGTGGCTAATCAGAGTCACCCCACACCATTGGTTTCCCAAGGGCACCTCTGCAAAGGTGGTGTGGCGTCCCGTGTGACAACTGTACGGTCTACCTCAACACTGTCGTGCCTAGAGCGCTTCTATACGAGATGCACCGAAGAAGCTGCACATCAAGTCGAACCTTTATTCGGCCGGTCCTAGCCTGTGATAACCCCTGGCGGGTTTATGCGCTGACCCCACTTGTGGAGGTCGCCCCTCGCATCTCGATTGAGTATCTCATGCGAATGAGGCCAAGCTGTATGGTTGCAGCTTGTTTGCTGGAGCCAATAACCAGCCTTCCCACCGAGTAGTCACCCTTGTCTTCGTCGCTGAGTGCGGAGAAAGCGGTGACATCTATATTGCGCAATTCCGGTGGGGTTCCTCGTGTCTGTATCTTGGGACGGTATGTCTTCCCTGACAAGGAGGGTACGAGCACGAGGGACTCGCTGTCCATGAGATCGGTTAGTGAGGTTGGCGTGCTAGTGCTGTAGCTAGGGTAGAACCTCAAAACCAGATTTCCCGGTGTTGTTGTAGGACAGCTGGGGATCCACTCAAATGAGAGTGCGCGCCACCTGTGGATGGCATATGCTGATCCCACTGTACGCAAATGTGGTGCGCTTCCCGAGTAAATGGGCTTGTCTCCTGTAAGCACTGACAGTCGCGGTATGATTGGTATTGTCTGTATTGTGTCCGCGGTAGTAGTAGCGTTGACTTGAAGTATGATTTCCTCGTGGGATAACTTCTGCCAACCTTGTCCTTGGCCCATTCTCGGCTGGGACGGGCCCAGAGTTGTAACATACTGTAGTGGGGTGGAGCCCCGTTCCACAGATTTACCTCTCGCACGACGGCGAGTGGCGTTAGGTACATTGCGCTTACCACGTCCTCTGGTGGAGGTAGCTCCATTGCGGTTCATTTCTGTATCTCAATGTTTTGATACTTTTCGTGGTGGTATACGGTGTGGTATGAAGGCACCACCACAGGAGCTACGTTCCACGAGCGGGAAAACAGGATCAGTAGTAGTAAAAGGCAAAGCACTAAGAGGGGCCCTACACGAGGGTCCTCGGGACAATAGCACTTGCCGGTCGCCACTAGAAATTGAAGTTGAAGGTGTTTTCAATCTTGTCAGCGGTCTGAACAATTCCTAGGCTGAACCTGTCCTCCTGTGCGTCTCTTTGGCTTAGAGCGGTGCGGCCAGCGCCGGCTGCCACTGAGAGTCTGGCAGATCTAGCTTGCTGGCGGTCCTTAGCACCGGTCTTGTTGGGCTCTTGGGTTGTAAGGGAATCTGAGGCAGGAGTCTCAACAGTAGACATTCAGGCGTTCTTGCAGGAATACCCAACCTGGATTCAGTCCACTCCAATTCAAGGGAGTCATAATATCCTTCCAAGGCTACTTGCTCGTCAGGAGTGTAGCCAAATGCAAGGTAGAATGAAAATCTGGTCGCCGCTGAAATGGGGCGGGCCTTCCGGTCGGATTTGCCGTGGTGGAGCACGTAAGATAACCCGTACCTAAACTCCTTTGACTTGTGGATGTTTCCCTTGTTGATTCCGTTTCGGATCATACACTGGTAATACGCTTGTTTGATAGGCATACCACCTGTCAGACTCAACCCTGCTTCACCAACTGCACGACACCACTTGCGAGCGCTGTTCGCAGTATAGAAAGGAGTAATGCTGCACGCATCTTTACTCATGGTGACAGTTGGATTTCGGACGAGGACATATTGGGTTCCGTCAAAAACTGGCTTCATTTGGCAGAATTCAATTTGCTCTGTGATGTACACTGGTGGCTCTGCGACTACTTCAAACCCGTACCTCATCCAATGGTCGTACAACGCCTTTACTACTACTTCCTCATCATCCGCCGAGCAGATTAGTACGTTGTCGTCACCATTGTTGACAAGTTGGGCGTCAACGCCAAGACTGTCCACTAGGTCCCTCACTATTAGCGATGCCAAGATGCAGTTTCCCAAACTGGTGTTCATGTCACCAGACATCCTCTTCCCGTCTACTGAATACTTAAAGAATCCATCATTTGTGTGTGCAGTGCCCTGGTTGTGGATTTGCCATTTAAGCAGTAGACTAAGCAGTTCAGGGTATCCGTGAATAGATTTGTAGATGGAGTGCTCAAATCTTAGCGCTTCAACAGATACGTGCTGATCGAAACGGGAGGCGTCGAATCCAATTGCGCAAGGATTGGAATATTTGCACATTTTCTTGTGGATTTCGGCGCCCATGGCCTCTACATTCATGCCTTTGAAAATGGTCTTGCCACCCCATATTCGGTCTATGGCCTTGTAAATTGGGTGTTCAATGTGCTTGAGATACTTTCCCAACTCTACATTGTATCGAGGGTGGCGTGGTTGAATAACCCTAGGACAAGGGTCAGGCTTGAGTGTGAGGTTTAATTTTTCCGCCTTAATGAAGGTTTTAAGATAAGAGTCTTGGACAGCCACTGGGCGTTCGGACAAGGAAATCACCGCCTTGCTATAAGTGGTCAACTGGGGACCATCATAGTAAGACAGGAACATCTCGTCGGTGATTGGGCTCTTCCTTCCAACTCTTTTAACAATTTCCTTCTTGTACTTGTTTAGGCGTTTGAATATGCCTCTGACTGGTTCTGGGGCAGGGCAAAATGCAGGGTCAAGTGAGGCCACAAAGTCTGACTTGTAATTCTTGACCATGTACACCCTTTCAGCTAAGCCCCTCTCGAGATTTGCAGCACTGTTGTTGTGTAGCCCAAACTCGTACTGATCGCCCAGTCCAGCGATACGGTAAATACTGCGAATCTTGGGGTCCCTATCTTTAAAGTGGCATCTGAGACGGGGGTGTCGGACCCGAGTGCGCTTGCACTGGACCCCCTGCCACTTTTCGATACACCCCTACTTGGCAAACCTCAGGCCCGTTTCCGGGTCTGAGATAAAAATGGATCTTGCCCAAGCAGCCCAATTGGCCCCCACTAGTGGATTGGTAACTAGCTTCTGAAGGGGGGTGGTGTGTCGAAATGTGTCTGCATAGCGTTCAAGCACCCGTTTCGTGTCATCACAATTCATAGTAATGGCCTGGTCCTGGTCATATGCGCTAGGCAGGAAAACGAATGGCAAAGCTGCTGATATGCTTTTCTGTGTGTCTGAGGGGTTCACTCCCTTCTTATCGCATACACGATATAGATACCTCCATACGGCGAGCTGGTTAGCCTCTGTAGGTTTCGGAACCCCAGCAAACTCATTCTTTGCCATAGTGACTAGAGAGCGGACGAAGCGGCCGTGATTCTTGACCAGATATTGTGCTACCTCAGTTTTAAGCACTTTGCCGTCTTCGTCCATCTCCGCAGGTTCAATCACGATCTTGGTGAGTTCATCTTCCATGCGGTCGTGGATGAATCCTCTGCTCTCCTCCTCTAGTCGGGCCTTCACTTCCTCATAACATTTTTGCATGTGTGAGGGCCTCGTCTTTGCTAGGTCTTGGCGGTCAATGGTCTCCGTGATGGTAACCCATTTGTAGAATCCATATGCCGTTGCCGCTATTACACCTCCACAAACCAACCAAGAAAACCAGGATGACTCCTGGGGGTTGGAGGTAGTTTCAGTCTGACCCAGCATGCTCTCCTTGGGGCTGTGTGCCACGCACCGCTTACACGACATCCATGGTTGGAATTGTGTAATGTCCGTGATTGCGTGGGTTATGCCATGTAGAACTCGTTGTGCCCCAAACCATAGGTTGGCTAACATTCTGAGGCAGGTGTGTAGCCACCCTGGTAGGAACTCCTTCAACCCCGCGTTCAGACTCTTCATCCAAGGTTGTCCTATGTGCACAATGCGTAGGTACAACCAACTGATAGCGGTTTTGGGAGAATCTGTGACCTTGGCGTCAAACTCATCCCATTGCTCTTGTGTTAGCCCGTTGACTACTAACTTATAGTAGTCGCTTGGCTTTGCAATAAGAACAGCAACGGATGGTGCTAGTTGGGAGTAACTCTCCTTTATGATGTGTGTGGCTACCACCTTGAATTGGTGGACGCTTAGCCCTTCTATTCCCGTAAGCCATGAGATGGTTGCTTGGGGGAAGTGTGTGAGCAAGAGCTGCAGTTTGCCACTGTCAATCACTGGCATGGAGAGCGAAGATGTAGCAGAGAGAATTTGCTGTAGGAGCGACTCCATCTTCAGGTATAGG